GGATGATGAAGGTATCTTAAAATTGTTGTGCCGCCAGGTTTATGGTACCAATATCCGTCCTCTGAGTTATATCTCATAAAATGATAATCCCACCACGCCCTCCTAATGGCGATAAGCGTTTGATTTGCTTGAAGAACAGCAGGCTGACTGCGTGTTACACTTACATAATATCCTAACCATATTAAATCGTCTCTAACGACGTTAGCTAATTGCAATATTGTGGTTGTGCTACCAAAACTTCCTGTTCCTGCAAAATCGCCGGGCTGATGTTGATAATGCCATGAGGGATAGTCTGGCGGCAATTGTGTTTCTCCAATTGCATACGCATAGCAATTATAATAAGGAAAATCGCTTTGCCAAGGTCCTGCTATTTCATTATACAGTAAAGGGCTTGACAATTGAGTAGGTGACTGCGTGGACTGTGTAGATGATTCGCTACTTTTAGATAAACCATTATACTCATTTACCAAAGCCTTAACGCTTTCGACAAACTCTACTGTTTTGTTATAGCTGAAAGTGAATGAAATATCCGGGTTGGTTTCAATGGCTTGGATTATGCTTTGCACAAAGTCGCCAAAACTAGGTTCATCAAGCCACCCATCGGGAACTTCGATGTCGTTTTGAACAATAAAATCTATGCTATCGTCTGCTGTCATCTGCGAAAGTGCCGTCGTTGGCGTATATGCGTGTGCTTGAACGGTAGCAGGTTTTATCATCGCAAAAAGCATAAAAACAAGACTGATTACACACAATAAAGATAAGGCGAGTAACTTTCTATTGAATATTGTTTTAGTTTTCATGGGTATTGCTCCTCTTATTTATTTTTTCTTAAACTTCTTGATATTCATTTTTTTAACTAATTTACTAACTTGAAAATCGTTCCTGCTGCCACTAAAAACTCTGCCAAATGTCCGCTTACAAATACTAGTTGTCCGTCGTTAATATCAAAAACAAACGCTGCGTTATCCTCAATGTAAAGGGTCAATTTGCCGTTATCAATTGTATAATTACCGGTCGGGCGGTAATTGGTTCCACTATGTCTATCAAAAATATATTGGTCATCAACCAATGTAACGCTTGCCATTCCATCATCGGTAGCATATACTCCTTGTTGTAGTTCTTGAAATGCATTTTCTGAAAACTTGAATATTGTTCCGACTTCCAAGGGTCCTTCCTCCACTCCTTCGGTATTTGCGCCTATGAATACTAACTGGTCGTCACCTATTTCAAAAAGCAACTCGCTTTTATCCGTATAGTTAAATATGAGTTTTTCGTTTTCAATGCTATAACTGCCTGTTGAAAGATAGCTAATATAAATGATTTTAAAGCTGAACATATTATCGCCGTACAACCTAATGGTTGCGGAATTATCATCAGTGATATAAAAACCTTGCCTTAATCCCATTTCACCCTCCTGTTGCACTGCGTTAATCTTTTGTTTTGCTGTCTCTACCGCCTCAGCCACACCGTCCTTGGTCTTTGCGATCTCCACCGCTGCCTTGCCCTCTGTGACAAGCCTTTCTATAATTGCCCAATTCTCTACGGTATAGTTGTCCTGACCCTTTTCTTGAGCATAGGTTTCAATCGTTGTGTTAGCTGATGCTTTGTACTCCTTAAGTTTATTGCCTTGAATACAACCCATAAGCGAAAAAATCATAGCCAATATCACTCCTAAACAAATTATTTTTTTAGTCATAATAAATTCTCCATTTATATTTTTACATGTAATATTAATTACTTATATGGCTATTGCCGCCATGACTAAATAGCATTTACTATAATAACCCTAAAATTAATCATCTTGCTTTTCCCCCTTTAATTATTCTTATTGTAAGATATTCTACTTAAAAAATAAGATTTACTTGATTTATTCTTTAAGAGACCATTTATATTGCATCTAATGTAAGATTTAAGATTTCCCATAATTAACTTATACCATAATTTATAAAATCAGTATTGTTTAAAAATATCAACAAGTTTCTACTCTGGCCGCTCTTATCCACATATATATTATCCTAATATCTCTCCCAGTTTATCCGCTGCTGCTCTGTCGCTTGATTGTATCATATGAGCGTAAATATCCGCTGTGAACTTTATGGTGCTGTGTCCTGTTCTTGCCGATATGGTCTTGAGCGGCACTCCCCAGCTATCAGCTAGAATATTTGTGTTGTTTGGTAATTCATAATGATTCCCCCTTTTTTGTTTGTTTTTTATGAATTTTCTCAATTAATTATGGCTCTTGGGTCGTGTGCACGGTTAACCTCTTCGTTGTTTCGTCATATTCCACCTCGTATTCAAAGGCATCACCGCTTTTTTTTACCAAAAATACCACTAACTGAATAGAGTTGAAAATACAACTTGCCATCCTTTTTTATTATTTTACCTTTATAAGTAAGCTGCCCGCTTGCATAATAATATGCCGTGTCGCCTTTTACTCGCCAATAATAATCACTGTAGTATTCTTCTGTGTGCATAACACCTTCATGCAAATCGTAACTGCCATTTGGTATGCCATGAGAATTGCTACAACTACTAAGACCAAAAAATGCAAGCAACATTACCGCTGCTACTACCATTTTTATAATGTTTTTTTTTCTCCCCATAATCTTTTACTCCTCTGCTCAAAAATGAGATCGTTGATGTTAGCAATATATTTTGTAGATACCCATATCATACTTCTTTCCCCCATTTCCCCTATAATTATCTTATTGTAAGATATTCTACTTAAGAATAATGTTTACTCTATTGGTTCTTTTAGAAATCCATTTATATGCAGCTAATTGTATGATTTAATTCCCCATATTCATAATTTATTATAATTTGTAATTAATGTCAATACCATTTTAAATATTTTTACAATATTAAATATTGTTTAAAAAAGAGCGACAAGCTTTTGCTATGATACCTCCAAAGTTTTACTACTTTTATTTGTAGTGTCTACTTTAGAGGTATCATAGCATTTTTTTTACCCTCGCCACTCAGCTATTCTATATCCTTATATATATTACCCCAGTATCTCACCCAGTTTGTCCGCAGCCGCTCTGTCGCTTGATTGTATCATATGAGCGTAGATGTCCGCTGTGACCTTTGTGGTGCTGTGTCCTGCTCTTGCCGATACGGTTTTGAGCGGTATTCCCGCAGCTATCTGCAGCGAAATATTCGTGTGCCTGAGACTGTGGACATTTACCTGCTCTATATCCAGTTCATCCAGTGTTTTTGATAGCCAATAAGCTATTGTTGATGGGTAGAGCTGCTTGCTGTCTGCCTGTATGAACAGCCGTTGGATACCATCGTATCTATCTCCTAGTGATTTTGTATATTCAATCCACCATTCCTTATACTCTCTGAGTATCTGAACGAGAGCCTGCGGTATCGCTATGGTTCTTCTTGAGCTTTGGGTCTTGGTATCACCTGTCACAATCCCCATACCTGTTACCTGACAGCAGGAGCGCCTTATACTTATGGTTTGCTCTTCCAGGTCTATGTCGCCCCACTCCAAGCCGCTTAGTTCGCCCCTTCTTACACCAGTGAACAGCAGTATCATTAGCGCCGTCTTTATCCGTATATCTCTATGATTTCGAAGTCCCTCAATTAGCTGCTTGGCTTGCCTATCGTCAAGGAATTTCTTTTCTTTCTTCTCATCCCTTATAGTGTCTATATACTCGCTCCTAGCGTAGTTTTGCTCGACATACTGCTGTTTCTTTGCCATTGAGAGCATTGCTCTTAATGTCCTGCAACGCTTTGCTAGGCTTGATTTCTCATAAGGCTTTTCGTCTTTGATTACTTGGAACAATTCGCCTATCGGCTTGCACAAGGTTTTTGCAAGCATTTTTGCATTATCAATCTCAATTTTTCGCCCTTCATTTGCTGCCGATATTGTAGCGGTTGATACTCCGCTTACCTTAGCCAGCTTTTCCTGAGAGTAGCCTTGCTTGCTCATTTCTTCTTTCAATCCTGTTGCTAAACCCATTACATTGACTATCTTCTTGGTTCTCAGTGAGTTTATATATTTCTGTATGATAGCAGGATTTAACTCTTTAAGCTTGTATCCACCTATGCTTTCGCATACCTCGATAATTAACGGGCGTACGCTTGCATAGTACGATGGAGCTCTGTTCGCTTCTATTAAGCCAAGCCATTTCTTTGCATATTCGCTTACCGTCAATTCCTTCTGTCTTGTCAGCCCTACTTCGTATTCAGCCCTTATAGATTCTTCATACTCATTAGCAAACTTCTCTAAGGCTCTTTTTACCTCTCTTTCGGTCATATGTTCGGGTCTTTGCCATGTGGTTGACATTGTTTCATATTCGCCGGTGCCTTTGTTCTTTAATCTGACTTGTATCCTATAGGACACGCCTTGCTTTTGCTTTCTTTTTATTATTGTTGCCATATTAATTTACCTCCTGTTTTCTTTGGTACACAAAGGAATACCGCACTAACTGAATTAAGTCAACTAGAAACCTCGCATAACCCAGAAAGATATGTAATAAAGGCGTCAAGGTCTACTAAATACTTAGAATTCACCAATATGCACTTTATTTTACCCGCCTTGCAAAGCGATCTAATATAGTGGTACGAAATGGCAGAACGCGGGTCTTGGACCTTGATTTCCTGTACCAATTCATTGATAGTTCTCATTCTAGGAATTGTCATTTTTATCCCCCTTATCATCCATTAATTGCTTAATAATCTGATTGCATCCTGTAGCCGATAATCCGCTTGCTCCGCCGCTTATGATTGCAACTAAGACATTTGATGCAGGGATAATGTCTGGTATGCTGTAAAAGCAAATTATGCCTAACGCTGTTCCAAGACCTGCCGAAATCAAAGGAATAAGCCTTTTGAACTTTTCGTTGTTGTTTGTTGCGTATTTAATAAGATTGACCGTCCAGTAAACGATTGTTGCGATTACCGGTACGCTTATAATCTGTAAATAATCCATTATTTGTTCTCCTTATTTATGAGCGTTACGCTCTAGTAGATAGTTGTACATTTCCCTGTCAACTTCCTCGTATTCTTCAAGCGCTGAGTGCATCGAGCCATTTGTTTTGCCGTCTTTCAAGGCTATTGCCGTTGCCTCTGTTAGCCTACCTATGGCGTTAATGCTCTTTATTATCAAGACATTCTCTTTTGCCATAACCTTATCGGTTTCAGCGTCACGGGCATCCTTTTTCTTAAACCATCGTTGTAATAAAAAAAGCGCAGTGCCACTGACTACGCTTCCTATCACGGATATTATTATTGTAAATACTTGCATTTGTCCTCCCTCAGCAATCCTTTATGCTGTCATTCATTCTTTCTTTTAGCCTGTTATAATATAATGAATGGCTTATAGGCTCACCATTATATTCTCCGCAATATATCTGCGCTTTTGTTGTTAGCCGTATCGGTTCCTTTATCCAGTTTTCATCATATCCGTATCCCTCTAATAATTCTTTGGATACCGTATAATCAATTTCAGGAAATATCACGTCTCCGTATTGATAGAACCTTTCAAATACCGCTAAGGGCATTGGCTCAAGACTGTTCATCTCCATTTGCTTAGCTTTCAAATCGGGATATTCATCGCTAATTATCCCATCTTCTCCTACTATCTCCTGCGGCTGCTTGCCTAAAGCCTCGCACGCAGTTATCAGCTCATTGTGTAATACTGTTAGCCGTTGCTGTATTTTGCTCAGAAATTCATTGAGCAATGGTCTACATGATTTTTCCTTTTCTCTTTCCCCTAAGGACTGATAGGTTGAAAATGATACAATGACGGCAGTGCCTTTTATCATACATTCATCGAATTCAATCTTATAATAATTGCTTGTGCTTTTTTCTAGAATTGCCATAAGTGTACCTCCTTTAGTAATAAAATGCGACATAGCCAGGTGCACCACTGCCACCGTTAGTCGTTCCGAACGCTTTCCATGCTCCTCCGCCGCCTCCAGCGCCCCAGCCTGAGCCAGAGCCGCCGTTTGCACCAGAACCACTTCCTCCAGCTCCACCGTTTCCCATAGGGGAGCCTCCGCCACCTCCGCCACCTGAGCTGCCGCCTGATGCACCGCCGCTCCCTGTCAAATACGTTATTTGCTGAGCTTCAGGAGAATGATTATTGAAATTAACTGTACTTATCGCTCCTGCATTGTTTCTTGATGCGCCGTTGCCGCCACTTTTTGCTTGAATTACATAAAAGTCACTTCTCTGAGGATTAATAACATAAGTTCCACCCGCTAAACCACCTGCACCACTACCGCCTCTTTCGCCGCCATAGCCTGCTTGGGCATTTGCAAATGAATTTTGATTTGCGCCTGGAATTGAAGAATTAGCGTATAGCAATACATCAGATTGAAGACCGTTGCCTCCGTCCGCGTTACCTCCTCCCGCGCTGCCTCCCCAACCAGCCTTAAATGTCATTTTCCTGCCGGCAAATAAGCGGAACACTGCAAAAATATATCCACCACCGCCACCACCACCTGCTGAAGCAGTAGCGGAACCTCCTCCGCCGCCTCCACCTCCGCCAGCGTAACAAGCAAATAACCAGTTCCAGTTTTCAGCTTGCGTACATAGCCTTGTTCCATCTCTTACGCCCTCGGTACCACCTAACCATATATCACCTTCAGGGAATTTCTTAATATGGCCTCCACTACTTCCACCTGCTGAATACCTAAATGTATATCCAGGTCTATATCCTTTCGCTGAAAGTGCAAGATTAGATCCTGCCTTTTTATATACTCCTCCTAATGCCTCGGTGCTGTAAACGTATCCAGATTCATAGCTTATGAACTGAGCATTAGGAAAGCCAACAGCACGAGTGTTTCCGTTAAACAAGTAATTTGTAGTATTAATAGACGCCTTATTCCTTGTATCACTACTGCCGTATGCAACCTCACAAAGAGTAGTAATATCTACACCATTTTTTGAATAACCCATTTCTCTCTCCTTAAGCTGTAGTATCGAACGTTCCTGCTTTAATCTTGGTTATTGTCTGCGTTCCTAAGAATACATTGGATATGTAATTTAACACGCTATCCAAATTTGTTAGATTACCCAGTCCTGACCTTGCCGTAACTGTAATACCGCTACCACTGAGACTTGCACTCAAGGTACCGTCTGCAGCAATTGATACATTACCTCCGCCCTTAACTGCGCCTACTACGCTAGCTGTTGCAATAGGAAGCCTTGCAACAGCAATTGTCCCTGTCAAAAGGCTTGCAGGAATTGCCGTAATTGGTATAACTATATTTGCAGTGCCATCAAAGGATTGTGCAGTGCCTGTTATTCCAGAAACACCAATCGTTCTTGCTGTTTGCAGCTTAGTAGCGCTCCCAGCGTTGCCTGATGTTGGTATGCTTGCAGTGCCTGTTAAAAGAGTTGCTGGTACCCCCGTTATCACAATAGCAATATCACCGCTACCATCAAAGGCTACAGCCGTAGCCGTAACTCCCGACAAGCCTATATTCCTTCCTATTTTCAGCTTGTCTGCCGTAGCTGCGTTTCCCGTAGAATCAAGCGCTAACGTTCCTGTGAGCAGGCTTGCTGGTATTGCCGTTATCGGTATTGTAATCGCCGCGGTTCCGTTAAAGCTCTGCGCGGTTGCCGTAACACCTGAAAGACCTATATTTCTTGATGTTGCTAACTTAGTTGCCGATGCAGCAAGAGTCGCTTCCGCAACCGCACCGCTTATTTTGCTTCCTGATATATTACCGCTAATATCACTTTCAGTAATCACATCCTTAAAGGCTAATGCTTTTAAGTCAGCAAACCATTTTCTTACCTTACCTAAGCTTGTGCTTAACAGCTCATTAGCAGCAAGATTAACCCTTGTGCCTGCCTGTGTGTTAGGCATAACAGCGTCTTTAACTTGAGCTAATGTTATCTTAGTATCCTGAGTTTCCTTTAAGTATTTCTCGTTTTCAGCAAGCTCGTTAAATATTGAAGGCTTTACCTCATCGCCTGCCACATAATTGCTTTTTGGTTCATTCCATGTCGCCATTTATTAGCCTCCCTCTTGTATCCTGCTGCAATGCTCCATCAAACTTGAAGCGGTTGTATTCGTTAATACAAGTATTCTCTGTACCATATTTGTCCTTTATTATGAAAGAATCCTGCAAGCTTAGTGCAGGATCTCCTCTCCAGGTTATTTTCAGATTGCCGTTTTTTGCAGTCAATCGTGTAAGAATAATTTCTCCTATTTCCTTTGCTCTCTCATAGCTTTGAATAAGGTCACTATATGGATATATATATTCCTGCTTGCCCCATTTATCTATGGATGTATCATCCTTTACTGCTATTGTCCTTGTTGATATTGTAAGAGAATACCCTTTAATTGTCACCGTAGTTGTATATGCAGAAATATTGTTATTCTTTAATGTGTATTTACCTGCATTTATACCACTTTCAAAGAAAATCAATTCTATTCCAATGCTAGGTAAAAAGCTTATCATTGCATTAGAAACATATCCACTATAGTCTACAATTAATGTCCTTTTTTCTCCACCATCAAGAGTTATGATTTCCTCATAAGCTGTTATTAATGTGCTTGTGGTCTCTGTTTCGGTATAGTTTACCTCTACATAGTTACAAAAGTCTGTTTTTCTAGTGCGCTTTTCATAGGCTGTTATTCTGTCTGCACCAATAACCATACTTGTAGCATTAACAGTCTCTTTTTGAAGCATTAATATATTATCTCTATTAACAAAAGCATTGCACATCCCGGCATAGCAAACCTCCTGTAAGCACTCCCATGCGCTGCCCTTTTTAATAAAGCCAGCATAAACGATATCGCTTTGCAAAGCTTGATCTATACTGAATTGCCCTGCTGTTAATCCACTTTTTAAAAGTATATCCTCTGCTATAACGTAAAGGTTAGCCATTACTGAATAGGGATAACCGATATAGCTTATCCTTTGCAGGCTGTACAGTCTATCTACGCATTTGAGCTTAACCCAAACATCGCCTTGCGGCACATTCCAGTCTTCCGAATAAAATGTACCAAACTTTGTGTAATTTACTCCGCCTGTGCCGTTGTCAATACCTATATACGGAATAACCTTTCTATTTAGTAGCACTAAAGATTTAAGATAGCCTCTGTCAAACTTCCTGTCCTTGTTGTAGATTGTAAACGATGCTGTATCACTATTTATTCCAAAGCCTACTTCACCATCCTTGCAAAGCTCCTCTAGCACCTCAAATTCCTTTAAATCATCACCATCGTAATCTTCCTTTACGGTATCAAAAAATTGTATTATCTTTGCCTTTGCGTTTGGGGTATTCCATTTATATATTGTTAATTTTATTGAAGTGATGTCATTAAAAGGATTATCATATTTTACCTCGATTGTTCCTTTATCATTATTAATAAATGACCTAGTGTCAATTACATCCTCTTGCCTGTGTATACTAACATCAAAATTAACAGGAAATTGGTTCAGCTTGCTGTCCCCTGATATTATCCAACGAATGAGCGGTCTAGCTAAGAAGTTTAGCTTTAGCCAAGGCGGTGTCTGAAATACACAATCGCTGCCACAATGAACATTGCTCCACCAGCCGGTAATTAGTCCTGCATCATTCATTTGAAAGCCGCCACCCATAGTGCTATTTCCATCCATTGTGCAAGCCTTTATTGTTAGTTCTGTGAAGCCTCCATAAACCTGTGAAGGATATGATATTTCGCCGTTGCCGGAGGTGTCTGTTGACAAATCCATACTAATATCGCTGTCTGAATATATAATTGTTACCTTGCCGAACACCCTTCTAGGATTATCAATATATCCCATAAAACCCTCCATAATTAATAATTTTATTGACTTTTTCTTGCTAATTGAATATAATATGATAGTAATATTGTTTTGAGCAATCAATATTATGCTCCTGTAAGTGGAGGAGGTCATTGTCGAAGCGAGGTTTTCCCTTGCAACAGCGGAATGCTTACACATATCTGTTATTGAGATTATACGAGCAGCTCATTTTTTGTTTGTATTTTCTACATGTAAGAGTATCGGCAATGGTCATAGAAGGAAAAATATTATCCTTGAAGGAAGAGGTGCTTACACATGACCCGTTCCGGAAGCTTTTTAAAGATAAGACGATATATATGAAACGTCTTATTTTTTTTATTTTTCTTCAAAGCTGACCTTCACCTCCTTCCAAAGAATTGTGCCTGTTCTGCTGTCGTAATGCGGTGTATAGGATATGTCATCTGCGTGACCTATTATCTGTTTCATGGTTGCGCTGTCAGGGTCGGTATATTCGATTGTCGGAAAAGTGTCTGCGTTTATCTCATCAATCAGCTTTTTAAGATCTGTTGTATTTAGATAGTCCCAAGCAAACGACACCTTGTTTTTTACGGCGATAATGTCCGCAATCAAGGTGCCGTCTATAGTTCTATCTGTTTTTTGAAGCTTGTATTGAGATTGATTTATTTCAGTAGGGTTGCGGCTCAAGGTCTTACTGTTTATTTTAAATAATACCATGTTATATGCCCTCCAGTATAATGCCGTTTCTTCTAAATTCCTTTATTATGTTTGGCATAATTAGCCGTGCAAATATTTGTCCGTCTATGGATAGCTGCACTGGCTCTCCGCTTGTTTTATAATTTGACTGCATCATACTGAATGCGCCAAGTATGCTGTTAATGAGAGAGGTTTCATTCCGCTCGGGTACAGCTACACCAGCGGGCATATGCAAAGCGGAAGCGGTCAATGATACAGCAGACTCAATATCTGGAAGCTTTGCTTTAATACCCGAAGCAAACATATCCATCATATTCGGCATCCATTCGTCTGCATGCTTGCCGGGTCCTTCCTTTGTGGGTGAGCTAAATCCTAAGAAGTCCTTTATCTTTTTACCAACGCTCTTAATGCTGTCGCCTACCCATTCTATTGCCGAATTGATTCCGTCTACAATACATAAGATAAGGTTTTGTCCCCAAGTGAATGCATCCTTAAATAACTCCTTAAACCAATCTCCGATTCTTCCGAAGATTCCGGTTACCGCTGTCCATATATTATTAGCGCCGTCTTTGATGTCTGTCCATAGGCTGATAAACCATTTCCCAACACGCACGCAAATATCTTTTGTTATGGATACAAGATCTACTCCGAAGCTATTAAACAAGCAGAGAAAACCTTCTGCAAAGCCTTTAGCAAAATTCTTTATTGCTTCCCATAGATAGCTGTAATATGCCTTTACACTTTCGCCTGCGCTCTTCATATGCTCCCATGCGCCATCTAGGTCGCCTTGCAAGAGGTTCACTATAGCGCCGATAACATGTATGAATATTTGCATTACCTCCAGCATTGCCTGCATTAAGGGTCCTAATGCCTGAATAATTCCGTTTACCACTCCCACTGCTGCTGCAAGCAGTATCGCAAGTGCTCCGCTTATAACAATAAGCAACGGTTCTAACAGCACCCACAAATCTTTTATTACTTCCCAAAGTGATAGAAACACACCTTTGACCTGCTCCCAGATAGGATTTAGGTATCCTAAAAAAACTGTTGCTGACTTTATAATACCATCCAACACAAATATAATCGCATCCCATATCGCAGTAAAAATCTTACTTAGGCTCTCCCAAAGGCGTAATCCATTCGCCTCCCACCATGCAACGATAAACGCAATTGCAGAGGTTATTGCTTGCCTTATTCCCGACCATATTTGAATAATCGCATCACGAAATGCTTTATTGTTTTCCCATAAAAACATTAAGCTTGACACCATCTTTTTAAATACGGAAATCACTGCGCCAATACAAAACAGCACTACATTTGCATAGATTTCGAATGCCACTTTTGCCGCTGATAATACCTTTTCGCCGTTGGTTTGCCACCATACTTTCACCGCGTTCATAGCATTTAATAATCCAGCCTTAATTCTCTGCCAAATCTTGAGGACTTTCTTTCTAAAGCCCTCATTGGTTTTATATAGATATACAAGCGCTGCTGTTAAAGCAGCTACCGCTAGTATAATTAAGCCAACTGGGCCCGTGAGCATAGCCACTACCTTCATCATCATGCTACCCATCTTTACGACCTTTGCCAGAACTAAAAACAGCGGCCCGATTGCCGCTGCTATCATTGCGATTTTGACTACCGTTTCCTTTGATGCCGAGGATAAGCCTTGAAAGCTTGCCGTAAGCGGCATAAGATAATTCTCCATCAGCTTTCTAAGTATCGGAATCAGCACATCGCCAATAGAGATTGCTGTTTCCTCCATCATGGACTTCATCAGCTTTGCTGAGCCTTGCATGGTGTTTATTTGCTTTTCCGCCATTTCGGTTGCCGCATTGGTACCAGTAATCCTATCCGTCATGGAAGCAATTGCGTCTCCGCCTTGTGCAAGCAGCGCCATCATTCCGGGACCTGCTCTTGCGCCGAACACTTCCATAGCCTGCGCAGTTGTAATACCTGACTGCGCAAGCGTATCCACAATATCCGAAAACCTGTTGGTGGTCGGGTCTAGTTTGGATAGCTCTATTCCTAGCTGTTCAAATATCTTTTTTGCGCTTGAAGATGGGTTCATCAGAGCTACAAGCGATTGTCTTAATGATGTACCTGCCATGCTTCCGTCAAAGCCTGCATTATATAGAACAGATAATGCACCAGTCGCTTCCTCAATGCTCCATCCTAAGCTGTTTGCCACGGGTCCAACATAGCTCATTGAATAGCTTAGCTTTTCAAGCGTAGCTTGAGAGTTGCCTATTGCGCTTGCAAACACATTGGATGCTCTCCCTGCTTCACTGGAGTCCAATTGAAACTGGTTCAGAGAGGCGATTACCGTATCGGTAGTAAACGCTAAATCGCTTTGGGTTGCAGCGGCAAGATTGAGTATCGGCTGAATTGCTTGCGCCATCTGCTCTGCCTTATATCCAGCTGAAGCCATATAGTACATTGCATCCGCCGCCTGACTTGCTGAGAATACCGTTGTTTTGCCCATTTCTCTAGCAAGTGCTGTCATGTTCTTCAGTTCTTCACCTGTTGCTCCCGCAACGGATGCCGCATTCGCCATTGACTGCTCGAATTGCGCGCTTGTTTGCAATGCCTGTTTTGCTATCATTACAAGAGGCATTGTCACCCTGAAAGTCAACGACTTGCCAATACTTGAGAGGCTGTTGGATAGCTTAGTTAGCCTTGTTTGCGCTGTCTTAAGTCCTTTACTTAGGCTGGAAATATCCGCGCCTATCTTAACCACTAGATTTCTAATTACCGCCACAACCTCACCTCCTTACAAATTAACGCCCTTTTCTTTTGCCATAGCCCTAAGCACCATATCGCCCTTACTCATCAATTGCTTTTGCGGTTTATCAATTTCTTTAAGCACTTTACTAAGCTTCGGCAACTTCTTATGCCTAGCAAAATATTCTGTATAGTAAGCTTGGGTTATATTCCTCTTGAGATCTTCCTTTGCTTCAAACGCGTAATTGTCTGCTAATAAGCTAATCTCGTAAGGAGTATAGTCCCAAGCGCCTAATGGATCAAGCCCTAAATGTTTTACCGCGAATTCGTAGTACTCACTTATTCCCCAGTCTCGTTTGCCTGAGGATTCAGTCCGTTTTTTTCGCCACCTCCGAATGCTATGGTGAATGCTTCCGCTAATTTGCCCGCGATTGTTCCGATATCGGAATATTCATCTATAAGTTCGCCCACCTTTTCAGGAGTAAGCGCCTTATCCTCATGGTACAATCCAGCGAACAGAATTGTTCTAAGGTCTTTCATTGAAAGGTTTTCAAGGTCAAGCTTTGAGATTGATTTTCCCGTAATTTCCTCTACCTTTACTAGCGCGTTCATACCATAGCGCAAATTTCTAGCCCTATCCAGCTCTACCGATACTGATTTCTTAATCATATTGTCCTCCTCTAATTAAATGCGATTGCGCCATTGCCCGTAAACTCTATGCTTACAGACACAACATCATCAACAGGGTCTTCCACTGAAAGAGCGTTGATTATCGCCTTGCCGCCGTAATAGTGCGTTGAATCCACATAGAATTGTGCATCCACTTCCGTTCCGTTCAAGAACGCCGTTTGCAACGTGGCTTGTCCTGCTGCATCAGTATGCACGTTAAAATCACCCTCTGCTGATGCTGTCCATTCCTTTAGTCCTGCTATGTAGCTTTTCCAGTCCTGTCCTAGTGCTGTCGTTTCCAATGTGTCTAAAGACAAATCTAACGACCAGTTTTTTATGCCTACAACGGTAGCAGGTACATCTGTTCCAATTGCAAGCTTTCCGCTTTTTCCAGCTATTGCCATTTTTATTCCTCCATATATTCAAATTGAAATTCAAGTATATTCATATACTCCTCTGTTTTATAGTTAGTCATAGTGTTGCCACCCGTAGTAAGGTCACTTAAAATATGCGTCGCTTGAATTACTGTTCCGCACATATCCCCTTTGAAATCTTGCAGAACGGCTTTTAAAATTCGCCCTGTTTCTCTTGCTTTACCAAAGGTCGTGTTATGTACCGAAAACTGCACTCTCTGCCTTACAAAGCCTGTCTGCCTTTGCAAAGCGTTACCATATGATGTAGATATAGGTATATAAACAATAGACGGCAAGATTGGACTCTGTGGTAGCAGGTGAGGGTAGACTCTACTGCCTACTGCTGATTGCAGTGCAGTACTATTTAACAGATGCTCCGCTAAGCAAACAAAAAAATCTTTCACATATTCCTCCCTACTGAGTCTGCAATCTTTTTTGAGATTGCCTGATTAATCTTATCTTGATTATCATCTACCGCTTCTCTCATAAAAGGGTTATGCGCTCTGCCCTTTGCACCCAATTCGACAAATACGCCGTATCTCAAAGATTTATCGTAATCAATCTTTACATCAGCTTTTGTTGGCTTGGAAATATTTTCTGTCATCTTTAAGCTATTTATTAAAGCACCGGTATCCACAGGACAATTCTTTTTTGCTTCATCAAGTGCAACTTCACCTCCAGCTTTTGCTGCCTGCATAAGAATTTTTGAAGCCGCATCACCCATTGACTTAAGCCGCCTAGCTAGCTTTTGCCCGCCCTCTAGGCTAACCTTGACCTTCCTCTGCCTCGCGCTGTATCCCATCAATAATCTCCTTTGCTCTGACCTCAGTCCAGCGGTGTCCTGTTACGATATCCTTTACTGCGGTAACCTCATATAAAGTGTTTTGATACCTAATTCTACATTTAGTGCTCATTGCGGGGTAGAAACGCATTGTTATTATTGTTTCTTGAATTGCTTTAACCTGGTCGTTAATAAGATTTTCTCTCCCGACTCCCGGTACTATCTTTGCCCACACCTTGCCTACTAAAATCCAATTACCTACAACACCGCCGTATGCATCTCTACCCTCTTGAAGCTCTAATACTTCAATCCTTCTGTTTAGCTCGCCTATTGTCATTTAGAAGCTCTCCTTGCGGTGAGCAAAGGTCAGTCTCTTAATTAGGTCTATAAGGTCTACAGTATTCAAGCCCTCCTTGCCACCTTGTCTGTTTTCGTAAAGGGTTGCGACTGCCAACAGCACAGCTTGCTTAATTGTCTCCGGTATTGTTTCAAATTCGCTAATCTTACGTCTTAATATACCCTCAACTAATTCAGTGGACATGATTAGAAGAGAGGAGACGAGGGTATCCTCCTCATCTCCATCTATCCTTAAAAACAGCTTAGCATCAGTCAGCGTTATCATCGTCATCAAACGGCTTTTCCGATGTATATCTCAAATCCGTTCCCTCCACAACAACTGCGCAGGTAGTCTGCGAATCCTGAACAGCAGAGATGTTTATCCTTATCCTGTTTGTTTCGTATTTTGCAAGCATTCTGTCTGTGAGCATGTACTCGCGCCAAGCAGGACAATTTTCAAGGTTGATTTCATCCTTGTCGACCTTTTCAAACCTGTAGATGTCATCTACCTTTTTAAGGAAAGGTATGCCCTGAATAGCATTGCCATCTGGCAATATTGCGTCAATTGTTATTTCCGCTATACCTGTTTCCTCCCCAACTCTGTTTCCTGCGAGCACTATGAAGTGCCCAGTTTGAGTATTATCAAGGGTAAGCTCATCAAATGAAACTGCCTCACCGAAGGTTTGATGAGGCAGCTTAATTGGCATTCTAAATATCATTGTTCTTTGCATATTTTTCCTCCTAATTTCTTTTTGCTAAAGCAACAAACGGGCTTACACTTGCGCTTCCTTTATAGGGCGCAAGAGGCTTGTTCCATATAGGCTGTCCGTCAACTCTATATATGAATCTGAACACATTTTCATCGTAGAGAAAGCGAACGTGGATAGAGCTTGCCTGGTTTATTCCGCCTTTATCAATAAGTAAGTACTGACTGATATCAGCAAGGAATATGTCTCCCAGTTCGCCTGCCGCGTTACACTGCTCCAGAGGAACAACCGGTCTGCCGAACAATGTTCCGTATGGTTTTTCCGATAATCCGCCTACAGGTATATATACCGGCTTATCACCTATTTTCAAAGTGTATAGATACGGCTCCAGCTCTTGGTTTATGTACCATACTGAATTAGCTCTTGACCTTGACCATAAGCGGTTCCACATTTTCATGAGGTTCTCGACCGTTATCTTGTCTGTCTGAGCATTCTCTTTTGCTACTGTCACAAGCGCGGACGAATTCAAAACGCCGAGAGGCTGTCCTGCTCCTGAGCCATTAAGAATAGCATCGTCTATCTTGAAGCCGAATTCCTCTGCGAATGCCTCCTTAATTACACTTTCGAGAGCCACTGAATCTTGTAATAGCTCGTCTGTTGCATAGCATAAACCTGTCAGCTTTTTCAAAGACAAGTCCATTGTTCTGAATTTCGGTTTGCTTGATGCAAACTGTTCAGCTTCATCCTGCCAAAAAGTTTGCACACCGCCCCAGCGGCTGCCGTTTGCTCTTGAATCCTCATCAATGCTATTGATTTTCAAGCCGTTTGCATTGCTTGAAATAGGGATTTTCTTTACCTTACTTGCCAATATGCCTGTTTCATAAGTTCGCTTCAATAGCGTACTAACGAAATCCTGTTGAACAAGGAATCCTCCGTCTGAGGGATTGCTTTCGTTAAGCCCGCTTGCGGCTCTTGTGGATAGCCTTGTATCCACTCTTCCACCGGGGGCGGCACTTCTGTAAACCGCCATAAGCTGCTCACCGAAATTTGAGAATTTCTTTCCACTATCTCCGGGTGTGCTTTTCACCTCGATTTCCTCCTCGTTCACAGAGGCTTTTCCTTCTGGCTCGTAGGTTAGCATTTTTTTAGAACGGGTTATACTTTCGTCCCAGCTGCGAATCTCGGCTTCAAGCTTGTCAACCTCTGCCTTTTCGTCATCAGTGAGAAACCTTGATTCCTCTTCCGCTTTTTGCAATACGGACATAGCTTTAAGTCTAGCTGCTTCCCTTTTTGCTTCCATTTCCATAATCTTTTTAATGTTCATTCTTTCCTCCAGTTAAATATTTTTAAATTTGTTAATTAGCGTCTTGAGCTTTTGTTTATCTTTTGCTTGAGCAGCTTTTTCTTCGGCTTGCTTCTGCTTCTCATCCTGTTGCTTACGGTGCTCTTTATAGCTCTCCATTCCCCTGACGCCAACATCAGTTGCTGTATAGGCTGGGAAGGTTACAGGTGATACATCATACAGCTTGACCTTTTTAAGCTCCCTTATATCATAGCCGTCTTCATACCTCCACTCATCCTCTTCAACCGTAAAGCCAAAGGACATTTGGTTAATATCTCCACGCTCAATGGATTTGCGAAGGTCTTTTGCCCATGTAGTATTAGGCGGGACTATCCTAACAAACAAGCCGCGCTCGTCTTCTTTGAGCTGAAGCGTTCCAGCCTTGTTTCTGCCCAATACATAATTAGGATCGTGGTTGAACAGCGCTCTAATATCGTCTTGATCCAAGCTGCTTGAAAAAGCGCCCCGCTTAACCTTCTCCTTAAAAGGGAATATTCCGCCTAAGGTTTCAGACCAGCTATCAAATATTGCGGCATGTCCTTCAATATAATTATCTTCCTCACACTGACTAACCCTTAATTCCTCAAAAGGCAAAGTTCTTATTTCTCTTTTAGTCTTCTCCATTCATTCCTCCTTGCTGATTATTTGCTGAAACCATATTGCCATTAACAAGGTATGCGTTGCCGCCCTTTTCTTCAGGTATAGGGTTCATCTCCTCTAATGCGCGAATCTCATTAATGTTCATCCAGCCATTTTGTCTTGCTGTAGCATAGCCCTGCATACGTGTACTGAAATCGCCTCTCAAAAGTCCGTCTACATTAAACTTTGCATAATATAGCTGCCGCTCTTGTTCATTTAATAAGCTCTTGTAAATTGCCTGCTCCCACCTAACAAGCCACGGTCTAATGGTATGAGTTACAAAATCAATGGACTGGTGCTCTATATTGCTAAATGTACTCCGTTCAAGGTCACCAACCAAATGCGGAGGAACTCTAAAGATACGACATATTTCATTTAACTGATACTTTCTAGTCTGTAGAAATTGACTTGCTTCTGGGGACAAACCAATTTCATGGTATTTCATTCCTTCTTCCAGCACCGCAATCTTATTGCTGTTTTTTGTGCCTTGGTATACCTTGTTCCAGCTCTCTCTTAGCTTTTCAGGGTCTTTAACTACTCCTGGATGCTCAAGGACTCCGCCAGGTCTTGCGCCGTTTCCAAAAAACCTTGCTCCAAATTCCTCGGTTGCAAGCGCCAATCCCACAGCTTCTCTTGCCTGATCTATAGGAGACAGACCTTTAATGCCGTCGTAACCAAGCCCGACAATATGAAAGATTTGCTCCGGCTTAAATGAATATGTCTTGTTGTCTTTATCATCTGCATAGGTGTACTTAATCTTTTTTGTGACGCTGTCACGCTCAACTTCCATTAGATTGGGCTTAAGATACCATAATTCTTTAACATGCCCTGCCTTATCCCTTATGATCCTTGCATAGGCATTACCGTATAACAAAAGAGACGTCATCATAACCTCTCTGAAATTAAAGCTCGTCATTTCGCTGTTTGCTAGGTCGTGTAACACCTCATATAGCGGATGCTCCTGCGCTTTTGTATGTTTATCTTTTTCTCGTTGATATAAAAACAGTGGCAGGCTCGCCACTGTCTCACTTAATACTCTTACGCAAGCATATACCGCTGAGGTCTGCATTGCTCTTAACTCATCGACCGCCACTCCGCTAGCGACTCCACCGCTAAAGTCTATGTCCACTCCGCGAATAAAATCATTCAGCTTGGCGTCCATTGACCTTTTGCTAGGCTTATCTCTGCTCCATCCAAATATTTTCACGTGATACTCCTTATTGATTGATTAAGCTCGTCTTGCTTTTTGCGATAATGATTTCTATGTTCAAGATAGTCCTTCCATCTTTTATCGTCTGTTGTCCATTCGCCCGTTACTATCTTATTAGGAATCCAGTCGGTACTCTTGAACCATAATTGTATTTGGTTTAGCTGATATTGAATTACTGCTTTGCTCATTTTATTAATCATGCTATTCCCCTTTAATTACCGTATTCAAAGCCTGATAAGATCCAGTTATCACCACCTTCAAATATGGTTAGCTTTAGCTGCTCGCCTGTGCTATCCTTGATATAATTCATTTCATCCTCAATCAGATCGTATCTTTTATTTGATAGGATTGTTTCATATTCGCCGGTATAAGGATGTCTAATGTACTCTCCATTTTCATCATTATAATAATTCCACTGCTCTGTTGACTGATTCCATTCTCTTCTATATCTAGTAGAGTAATTCAATTCAAGATGCACATCAATGTTTTGCTCAATTCTATAACAATTACCATTATCATTTTGAATCCATCTTGTATACCTTTTATCAGGATCAATCAGTGCATATATTGTTTCTTCATAATCCCAGTATTTCAGATGTGTGCCGTTATTGTCTTGCTCCCATTGCTCTGTTAAATCATTCCAGCTATATCTTTGTTCCGGGTAAATTGATGCCATGATGTTGGAAACGGGTCTTTCAAAGATAATCGCTATTGATGTTTCTTTCTCATTTATATTAATGATTGTCTCTGCACCATTTTCTCTGCCAAACAAAGGATATACTACCACTGCGCCTCTGGGTATGCTTTCATATTCGTCCTCGTAGTCTTCATACAAGCAAAATACTACCCATTGATGATAATCTTTGCCAATAAGCCAAACTTGGGCAGGAACATTAGAAGGCATACCAAACATTTCAATCATTTCTTCTTCAGTAAGTTTTCTTGCCGTATCAGTAGAAAATGTTCCATTGCTTAGCACTAATGAGTTTTGTGTCCAAATTAAATCCTGTTTAGGTATTCCTGTACCATTCACGATCTCAAATGTGCTTGTAGTGCCATCAGTGTAGTATATGGTATATGTATCTATGTTGCCTTCTGTACCAGTCTTTAGTATTTCTGCTATACCCTTGCCATCCTGACCATCGGAGCCATTAAACTCACCTTGATTAGCTCTGGATTCAATGCTTTGAGCTATTGTTTTTGCTTCGTTTGCAATATTAAGGATGGTATTATATATATTGGGTGTTGGCGGCAATGGTGTTCCGCCATCAATTAATCCTGATTCAGCTACGCTTATCACAACAGAATTTGCTGTTATTAAGTCGCCGGCGAATACACTAACATTAAACCATCCTTTCTTAATAACCTCATGAGGAATTAAGCATCTGTTATTTTCTAGTATCACATTAAATATGTTAGTATCATTCTTGAATACGGCTGTCTTATTTTTATTATCCCAGTCATCAGTAAAATTAAATCTTGCATATAAATAGTTTTTGCTGTCAGCAACAATAAAGTTTTTATCCCTTCTTTCTAATTTCTGATTTGTAATATCAAATATTATATCCATCTTTGCTCCTTATGTAATAAAAAACCGCTCACTGCTGAACGGTTAAGTTTATTATTTTTATCTATAACTATCTACTATTGTTCTTTCTTGACATAGAATGTTGCTCGTCCTTCGCCATGCCGTTCAATATATCCGCTATTAATAAAGTCTTTCAAAGCATTTTCTACAGATGCCTTGCTAATATTTGGACATAGTTCCATAATGTCGCGCTTTGTGAACTTACCAATTTTGTTTTCAATAGCTTTTTTTACGCGATCTTGAGCGGGCATTTTATTTCCGACAACATCAACTCTATTCTCAAAATCCCTATATGCTGATAATATAATCCCAAGCATATATTTTATAAAGGGCTCATAATCATTTTCACCCTCGTGCCAACCTTGTGAGCATTCCTCTAGCACTTCATAATATTTTTCTTTGGTTTTCTCTATTTTGCTTTCTAGGCTAAAATATTTACCTACTACATATCCGCTTTTGTATAACAATAGTGTTGTAAGGAGTCTGCTCATTCTACCATTACCATCGTTAAATGGATGTATGCACAGAAAATCTATTATAAAGATAGGAATTAATACCAAAGGTTCCACAGCGCATTCATCTAAAACACGGTTAAAGCTATCACAAATTGTATCCATTGCTGAAGGTGTTTCATATGGCGCTAGAGGAACAAAGCGAGTATATGTTTTTCCATCTTCTCTTTCCTCGTTAATATAGTTCTGCGTGCTCTTTAAACGCCCTCCAATTGCTTTTTCTGAATACTGATATAGGTCGCGATGAAGCTGTAATATATACGATGTTTTAATCTGTATATATTTATAGCTTTCATGTATGGTGTTTAATACATCCCTATAGCCCATTATTTCTTCTTCGTCACGGCTAATAGGCGATGTTTTATCTAAAACAAGCTGCTTTATACGAGAGCTGGTTGTTATAATTCCCTCTATTTTGTTTGATGCCTCAGTGCTCTGTATCTTTGCAATCTCAATAAGCCGTTTAAGCTCAGCTGGTCTTTGCTCTAAATAAAGATCTTGCCTCCCTTTATGTTCTCGTATCTGCGCAACATAACCAAGCATCTCGCCGTCCCATTGTTTTTGTGCTAATTTTGTGTAATCAAAAGCCCTCATAATGCGCATAACCTCCTTATGTTTCACCTAATTATATATAATTTTAGGCGATAAGTCAATAGGTTATGCATTTATCGCCTATTATTTTAATTTAATAGGCGTATTATAGTAGATTTAGGCTTAAATTGTAATATTCCTAAATAATCAATATCCCACGACTATTGTATACACTCTCCGTATCCCTGTTCCTTAACGCCCTGTCCAGTGCCATAATAGTTGCTACCGCTCCGTCAATTTTTTCTGTGCTCTTTTCCTTGTCTGGCTTAATGTTTCCAGCTGGGTCTGTTCTTACAAAGATATTATCCATCATCCATCTTAAGGGTTCATTGCCGCCGTGAGCTATCCTTTTCTCTAGCACCAGCTTCATCAGCTCTTTTGTGGGAGGAGACATGTCCTTATACCCCTGACCGAACGGTACAACAGTAAAGCCCATACCTTCAAGATTTTGCGACATTTGAACAGCTCCCCAACGGTCATATGCTATTTCCTTTATGTTATATTTCCGCCCAAGCTCTTCAATGAAATTCTCTATAAACCCATAATGGATAACGTTACCTTCTGTTGTCATAATACTACCTTTAGACTGCCATACATCATAGGGCACATGGTCTCTTGTCACCCTTTGCGCTATAGTATCCTCGGGTATCCAAAAGTATGGAAGTATTATGTATTTTTCATCGTCGTTTTTGGGAGGAAACACAAGCACAAACGCTGTAATATCGATGCTTGAAGACAGGTCTAATCCAGCAAAGCATTCTCTTCCTTTCAAATCTTCTTCATTAACAGGAAAGGCGCATTTATCCCATGCATCCATAGGCATCCACCGAATGGACTGCTTAACCCATTGGTTTAATCTTAACTGCCTAAACAGATTTTCCTCTGCAGGATTGTCCTTTGCACTCATATATGCCGACCTCAACTTCTCAATGTCAACGGTAACTCCCAAGCTTGGATTTGCTTTTTGCCAATTTCTCTCATTTGACCAATCGTCTTTTTCGTCTATCCCATAAATGACTGGATAAAAGGTCGGATCAATCTTTCTTCCTGATAGAACATCTTCCGCCTTTTGATGAACCTCCCAGCAAATAGAATTTCTATCCGTTCCCGCTGTCTTTATCTGAAAAAACAACGGCTGTTTTCTGGCATCGCCTGAGCCATGCATCATAACATCATATAATGCTCTGTTCGGTTGAGCGTGTAATTCGTCAAACACAACACCATGAATATTCAATCCATGTTTTGTATAAGATTCTGCCGATAATACCTGATAAAAGCTGTTTAGAGGTGTGTATACCAATCGCTTTTGCGAAAGCACCGGCTTAATCCTTTTTTTTAATGCTGGGCATTGCTCAACCATATCAACCGCCACATCAAAAACAATGCTAGCCTGCTGTCTGTCTGCCGCGCATCCGTAAACCTCAGCTCCCCATTCATTATCACCTGCCATAAGGTATAATGCGATAGCCGCTGCAAGCTCTGATTTGCCCTGTTTCTTAGGTATTTCAACATAAGCGTAGTTATACTGCCTGTATCCGTTTTCCTTGATTGTCCCGAAAATGTCTCTTACTATCTTTTCCTGCCAGGGTAAAAGAATAAAAGGCTTCCCATGCCACACGCCTTTCGTGTGTTTTAACATTTGTATAAAAGCTACCGCCCTATCTGCGCGAGACTTATCATAATGCGTTTTGCCTCTTTTTATCCCGCTCATCTTTCCTCCTTCAGAAAAGCAAACAGCCCTTTCGGACTGTTGGCATATTCATTTTATCTTAATTGGCTTCGCTTTCTTCCTCCTCCGCCTCGCAGCCTTCACAACCTATGCAGTAACCTAATTCCTTTGCTATTTTAACCGTTATTCTTGGGTCTTCTAGGCAATACATATTTATGCCAGCCCGCTTTTATCTATTAAGCTAACATGCTCTCTTATCACCTTTAGAGCATCCGCATAGCTTGAGGATGAGAATACCTTGTCTCTTAGCTCGTTGAATTCGGTTATTCTGCTCTCTTTCCTTAACGCTTTGCTTACCTCTCCAAGAATGTGATAGATGTTGCCGCTGGGACCTTGACTATCAAAGAATACCTTTGCTTTTTCCTTAGCCATTTCGCACCTCGCTAATATTGACTACTCCTGTATATCTTGCATAATCATAGCCTTCACTTTCTATGAGTATCCCAAATTTGCTTGAGGGACTTTTAACGAGCATGCAGTGCCAGACCCCGTCTTGCATGTACATATGATTTAGATTATTTGTGATATAGCTTCTGTTAGCGAAGAAATCATTGCACAACTCATTAAACTCATTTTCGCTAAGCTCTATGGTCTTTTCTATCACTATTTCGCTTTCCCTCAAGTTGTATTCCTTTACTGCTGCTTTCCAGTCATTTAGGCTACTGGCCTTTCTAACCATGATGGCTTTCATTAATTACCTCCTAATATTCGTTTGCATAGAGTACGGTGGTTGTTTGAGGTACCGCCTTCGTGTCGTCGGTTATTATATAGATTTTTCCTTTACTGGTTGTATAGGCTGCCAGTGTTCTTCCACCAAGCTTTAATGCTTCTTCATTCATAGCCTTATCCTCTTCGCATAAGTCGCCCCAGTCGCCGCTTATATATTTCAGCATTGATTGAAACAGCTCGCTATGAAAGCTTGAATCTTTTGAAGCATCCAGCGCTATTTGCCTTGTAATGTACATTGCTGCCTTTTCTGTATTCATATTGACCTCCTTGTTTTTGGTAGGGACAACAATACCTTAATAGATTATTTAAGTCTAGCAAAAGGCGGTTAATAGTTTAGAACCTCTTCGGCACTTATCTTTTTCCTAGTTCCGTCCCTGTAAAGGTATATTTCTTCTGCTTTGGTGAATTTTAGGTAGCGTTTAACAATGACGTCAGCGTATTTAGGGTCAAGCTCCATTGTGTAGCAAATCCTGTTGAGCTGCTCGCAAGTTATAAGGGTGCTGCCGCTGCCTCCAAAATTATCTAGCACAATATCTTCTATCCTGCTGCTATTCTTTACTAGCCTTGCTAACAGCTTCAGTGGCTTCATTGTAGGATGCTCTGTGTTCCTCGATGGCTTATCTTCGCTTAGAACAGTCGTTGATATTTTGTCACTGAGTATCTCTTTCAGTAACGCTTTCATTTCCTCTTTTTTGAGCTTATTAATATCAATTTTCTTATCCTCAAACACTGTTGATTGCGTCCTGTCATCAATAAAGTAATGGCTTGCGCCGTCCTTCCAGCCGTAAAGACATGCCTCATGCTTCCATTGATAATCGCTTCTGCCCATTGTAAAGCTGTTCTTATTCCATATGAGCATCTGCCTAACTCTACCTAAAGCCTTTGAGCAACAATGCCTAAAAGCTCCGCCCTGACTTTCTGCGTGCCAGATATAGAATGCAGCTCCTTCCTTAATAGACTTATTAGCGTAGCCGAAGGCGTTTATCAGGAATTTCACAAACCTTTCTTCGCTCATATTATCGTTTTGGATGCTCATTCCGCTGTCGCTTTCATAATTGACGTTATATGGCGGATCGGTTAAATACATATCGGCTCGTTTCCCGTTCATCAGACTTGAAGAATCTTCTTCCTTAGTGCTATCACCGCACATAAGGCGATGTCTGCCAAGCTCCCAAATATCGCCAAGGTTTGTGAAAGGCACTTTGCCTTCCTCTTGCTCCACCTCCGGTGGTTCATCCTCGACAATGTCTTCCTCATCGTCAAAAAGCTCGCTTATCTCTGTCATATCAAAGCCTGTAAGAGAAGTGTCAAATCCGCTATCCTGCAAATCTTTTAATAATGCCGTCAAAAGATTATCATCCCATTCGCCGCTAATTTTGTTTAGTGCTATGTTCAAGGATTTTTCTTTCTGTAAATCTATATCCAGCACAACGCAATCAACCGCTGTATGCCCTAAGTGCATTAATACCTTTAGCCGCTGATGACCGCCTACCACATTTCCTGTCCGTCTATTCCAAATCACCGGCTCAACATATCCAAATTCCTCTATTGACCGCTTAAGTTTCTCAAACTCCTCATCTCCAGGCTTCAAGTTCTTTCTAGGATTATATGTAGCTGGCTTAAGCTTGACTATTTCAACTTTTTCTATTTGCATTTTGACTCCTTATTCTTTTCAAGAAAAAACCGCATTCATTCGAGTGCGGCTACATATGACTTTCATATTAATTAAAGATTTGAACAACATAATCTTAGGAGAAAGAGACATGAAGAAAACAATGGTAATTATATTAGTAGCTTTTTTTATGGCTTTTTGCTGTTCTTGTAATAGGGTTCACAAAACAGACAATATTAGAGAACTCTCTTTTAGCGTTTTAAAAATAGACGAATTATCTCAACAGCACACAAAAAGCGTTGATAATCTTTCTGCAGCAGATTCTGTGATAATAATACTTTTATATCCTTATATAACTGAAGCTATAAATGATTATTTTGGACAGCCTACGCAATGGGCTCTTGATGGCTCACAAATTAATTTCATAACAAAATTAACTACAGATTATCTATATAGAATTTCAATTACTGTTCCTACTTTTCACGGACCTCATAATCCGCCTTATGGACTAGAAACGATGACTTTCTCAATAAAAGCAAGTGATGTCATTCTTGAAGAATATACACACAAGGATGTTAAACCATAAGAATAAATTTCCTTTCCACCGCTATTTTATGTGTTTCCATTTATCCTCCATACACTGAAAAAAGGTACTTTGAGTACCTTCTTTATAATATTTAGTTACCTTAACTTAGATTGCCTTAATTCTTTGCTCTGTATCTTCCAACGCTCCTATAAGAAAGCTCTCATCCAGTCCGACATCCAGATAGCCTTCTTTTATTGATTCATAATATCCCATTGAAGGCAAGCTTGGATGACAGCCGTTCCTAACATATAATAAAGCTTTCATTAGATGACCGTTGCATTCTATCTCAAGATATTCTTTACGGTACAGATGAGGATATCCCTCATATCTGTCCAAAGCTCTTTCGCTGATTTCATCTATATCCCACACCGCTACCGGTGTCATTGCTCCAGACTTAGGGACTATTGTTGCCACTCCTCTGAATGTCAGCTGATAGTCTTTCAGCAGAGCTGTTCCCACCACCTTTGCGGTGGGACATCTTCTTGCCATTTGTTTTAGATTTAGATTGCTACCATACGCTATATATTTCATTACGCTACCCTCCTTCCGTCTCTCCAGGCTATATCGCCTTCAAGGTTTACTAAGAGATGCAGTCTAGCTGTCTTGTATTCTTCGCCGTTCATCCCCAGTCTTATCAGCCATGTTCTGAAGGTGAATTTCGGGTTTGTGCTTACCGTCTCTCTTCTGCTTGCTCCCTTCTGTATCTTGGCTTGATTGCTTATTGCGAGGCAGAGTTGTATATAAGCTTTTACCTTTCCAGCGTGTAGTGTGCTGTTGAACATTCTGAACTCAACCGTACCTTTCTGCCATACGCTATGCAGATTTAATGCATGGTATCTGCTGGTGTGGTAGTGCTGGTAGCTTCCATCGCCACCCTCGTACCATATTTTCTTGACCTCAGCCAGCGTTTTTGGTCTTTTCTTTGTTAGGTCGTCCAGCAGCTTGCCTTCTACCTTCTTGCACCATTTTGCCGCTCTGTCAGGGTTGACCTCTAGAGATTTGAACAGCAGCGTCTCTTTGCTTGCCATTATGTTTGCTATGTTTTTTAGGCTTTTAGCTGTGTGCTGGCTTGCATCGATGTGTATGTGTAGCCCGCAGCTGTCATTGACCTTTGCTCCAGCCCTTCTTAGTGCTCTTACGATTGCCTGTATCTTTTCCATGTCTTCGTATTCGCATATTGGTGTTACAAACTCGCACCTGTAGTCGTTGCCAGCGTAATCGCCGCTCACAGCTTCGGGCAGTATGCTTGCGTCGCTCATGACCTTCCACTTTCTGCCGTCAGCGCCCTTTACTGAGTAGGTGCTGTATGAGCCTCCGTCGTATTGCACCTGACCGTTTAGTGCTTCCGCTATTGCTTGAGCAGCCGTCGCTCTTGTTATCCCTGTGAACTCTATTTCCATTCCGAACCTTTGTGCTTTCATGATGTTTGCCTCCTATCTTTTGGTAGGGACAACAATACCGCAAAGAACAGGATAAGTCTAGGGTAAAATCGAAGAAAAACACATATTTTTAATAGATTTTTAATGTTTTCTTACACTTTTTCTAAAGCCTTATTAAACCCGTAAAATAGCCCTTTTCAACGCTTCAATCTTGTCTACTTTCTCCCAGCTCAAGTTATTTTTACCAAAATGTCCGCCTATTGCAGTTTGGGCAAAGATAGGCTTTTTCAGTTTCAGTCTTTCTATTATCTTTGCAGGTCTTAAATCAAAGACCTCTAATACTGCTTTCTTTATGAGAGCTTCATTGACTGTTGCTGTATAAAATGTATTTATATCTACACTTGTAGGCTCAGCCTTTCCTATAACGTAGCTTATTGCCACCTCGCATTGCTCTGCCAATCCAGCAGCAACTATGTTCTTAGCAATATATCTTGCCATATATGCTCCGCTACGATCTACCTTGCTTGCATCCTTGCCTGAGAAGGCACCGCCTCCATGCCTTGCGGCTGAGCCGTAGGTGTCCACCATTAGCTTTCTTCCGGTAAGCCCGCTGTCGGCTTCAAAACCTCCAAGCACAAACCTGCCGCTCGGGTTTATGAGTATTTCCGTATCCTCGTCAAGACCTATATCCTTAAAAACATTATCAATAACTTTGTCTTTAATATCGCGCTGCAAATCTTCAAGCTTCATTCCCTCGTCATGCTGAGCCGATACAATTACAGATACAATTCTTGCTATCCTGCCATTTATATATTTTATTGAAACTTGGGATTTGCCATCAGGTAATAAGCCTTTAATAATCTGCTTTTCTCTACAGTAGGTTAATCTGTCTGTTATCCTATGAGCTAATGTAATAGGCAGAGGCATAAAGGACAGAGTTTCGTCAGTAGCGTAGCCGTACATCACTCCTTGATCTCCAGCGCCCTGCTCTTCGCCATCAACAGCCTGTGAAATGTCCGGACTTTGCTCATGAATTGCTATTTTTATCTCTAAATCCTTTATGTTATACCCGACACTCTCTATCACAGCCCGTACGACGCCCACATAATCTACATCCGCAACAGATCTTATTTCGCCAACGACGAACACATTTTTGCCAGAGAGTAGCACTTCACACGCAACACGACTGGCTTTATCCTGTTCAAGGCAGCCATCTAGTATGCTGTCTGCTATCAAATCTGCCAGCTTGTCAGGGTG